CGTGAGCGCCGTCACCTTGAGAATAGACACCGCATCGCAAGCCCCGCCAGCAGCAGAAGCCGTCAAAGTAGAAGGATTGACCTTGACAACATTAGACTCATTTTCAGTCGCGCTCATGGTCGCGTAAAACTTCATGATGGCAATGCGTTCACCATCAAAAAGCGTTTGTGAGGTAGCCGTTATAGCCATAAAAATCTCCAAGAAAAGCGGGGGCCGAAGCCCCCACTCGTTTTCAACAAGCGCGTCCGCCGCGTTTCTTACCGGGCGATACCGTCACAGACTCCTTGGTCTTGGTCACGCTGTCAGCGCCTTTTGGCATGAAGTAGTCCTTCGCCTTGCCATAAAGCTCTTTCACCATGCCCAACGGGTTCAGCGCCTCCTCCAGTTCACGACTGGCTTTATCGCTGACCGCCTTGGGGTCTTTGACCATGTACTTCTCGCGGTCAGAAGTAGAGCCACCACCATTCATTCGCTTGGGTGATCCGTACTTCAGATTGCTGTCAGTTTTAGCTTGACGCATTGCAGTCGCATTCTCTGCGGCGTTGTTTTTCAACAAGCGTGATTCCGCAGGGGTTGCACGGCCACCCGTCTTGTAAGTGCCAGCCAGTTGGCTGATCTTTACGGACGAGGGGACGGGCTTGCGACCTTCTGGCATCGCGACGGGACGACCTGAATTAACAGTTCCCCCCGCCGCGTAGGCTTTTTTTGAGGATTTGCCTCCAGCCTTGAAGCCACCAGCATTGCCGTAGCGCACACCGCCAGTAGTAGCAGGTGAGTTGTCAGACTTGGCCGTGTCCACAATGGTCGTCGCGGGCGTTCCAGAGGTGCTCTCCGAAGGGATCATGCCGCCAGTTGAGTAGCCGCCTTGGCCCTTTGCAACGCCACCAGTAGCCATTTTTTTGGTCTTGCCACCGCTTTTGTATCCACCTGCATTGCCGTTCTTCACGCCACCAGTTTTGGCAGGCGAATTGTCGGCTTTGGCTTGGTGCATCAAAGTGGTTTGGTACGAGCCAGAAGTGGTTTCGGAGGGGATAGCACCACCAGTGGCGTAGCCCTTGCCGCCTTTTTTCAGCTTCAGGGTTGTGCCTTTGCCGCCTTTGTGCTCTTGCATATCGTGTTGCTTGAAGGCTTTCTTGACCATCGCCTTGTCTTGCGCCATGTCTCCGTTTTCAGCTTTCCCGCCCTTTTTCATGGGAGGAGGAGCCATAGGAGGGCCAGACGGGGTCACGGCGGGCATTGGCTTCTTAGCCATCATCGCCTTGCGACGCGAGGCCATAGAGGGCTTGCCGGGGGCGCGGACAGGTGCATTTACCGCAGGACGGCCAACGAGGGCTGGAGTACCCATCATCATGTCCATAGCGCCACCGCCCATTGCCATCTTCTTGTGACCAGCTTCCGCTTTGCCACCTTTTTTCATGTTGACGTGACCGCCTTTTTTGAGCTTCAACTCAACCGTAGGCTCGGTGGTCATCATTTTGACCATTGGCTTAAATTGTCCCATGTCGCTCTCCTTTAGGCTTGAGTTACGCCGAGAGCACCAACGCGGGTAGCGTTAGGGCCGACAGCGATAGCGGGCAACAAGATTCCCATCGTTGTACGAACGATACCGTTCGATGCAGTGGCAGGGGTGTATGTACCGCGAACGTCACCAGTGGTGGTCGTAGCAGTTGCAGTGTCAGCGGCCACAAACGTACCAGCATCTTGCGCTAGTGTGTTGTTGCTCTTGACGCTGGCAACGTATGACACGTTGAACACGCGAACTGGAATACCCAGAACGTCGCTTGTACCAACCACAACAGCGGTCGCAGAGCCAGCGATAGTCACACCAGAGATTTGGAAAAATGCTTTCAAACCAGTCACAGCAGTTGCGGCAGTTGCCACAGTGATGACTTCGCTCATTGCTTGGCCGTAGTAGTCGTAACCACTGACAGTAAAGGCACGAGCGGTTGTGGAGCAGTTCACCTTGACTGCGCGAGGGCAATCTAGTTGCAACACAGTCACGCCACCAGCGGTAGTAACAGACCGCACAGAAGTACCAGCAGTCAGCGTTACAGCACCAGCAGCGGCGGCAGTTTGCGACGCGGCAATGTTGTTGGTGACGGCGGCTTGAGGGACAACGTCCCAAACGTAAATTCGGCCAAGAGGGCCAACACCAATAGACATTGGGGATGGGTCGCCAAGCCCAATATTGCCGTTTGCAATCATGGTAGTGCTTGAGGCAGTCACAGATTGGTTAATCGTGTAAGTACCTGTGCCGCCCGAGCCAGTGCCAAATGCAGTGATGTAAGTACCGTCGGTCACGCTGGAGCCGTCAACGTACATACCAACCACAATGGGTGAACCAGTCAGTAGAGCGGTTACGGTCAACGTCGTACCAGACATTGAGCCAGTGAAAGTCGAAGTGTTAGGGCGCAGTCCCGTACCCATGTACGTTTCTGCTGGGCCTAAAAATAGGTCATCTGAATATTGAGGCATTTTGTCTTCTCCTTGAAAAGTTTGACAAATACAAATTAACGAAAAAAGGGGCTGGGTTTTATCCCAACCCCCTGTGGCGCTTTAGACGCCGGGTGTGCCGTAAACGGCGCGGGGATCAGTGAAGCCCACTTGGTAGCGCTCAGTTGCCTTGTAGCGCATGGAGTCGGTCTCAAAGTCACCTTCCATCGTCTTCTCCAGCTTGCGACGCATCAAGAGCTTCATGCCCTCGGGAGCGTCGGTCTGCACCCACCAAGCGGTGGAGGAGGTCAGACGGGACAGAACAGCAGCGCCCTCGTCCAGCAAGCCGATGGACTTGATGGGGTTGACGTCGTTGTTGCCAGTGCCAGAACGCAGAACCGATTTCAACAGCACTTCGGCTTGGAAGACGTTGCCGGGAGCCACAATCAATTGACGTGGAACCAGACGAATCTTCTTGCCGTTGTTGTCCACAGCTTGGCGAATCTGGATCAGCATTTGCTCCAAGGAGGTCTGCGACAGATTTGCGGCGGTGGTCAGCAAGTTGCTGAAAGTACCGTTCACGATGGGATGCGAGGTGCTGTTGAGCGCAACGCCGTCGCCACCGGGGTAGCTGGAGTTGAACGCACGGTTCAGCACGTTTGCCGACAAAGTCTCTTTGGTTTCAATCAGAGATTGAGCCAAATGACGGGCATACACCTGACCGATACGGATGTGGTCACCGTCCTCAACCAACACTTTGGTCAGCGCGAAGGCGAGGCCATACACGTTGTACACATAGCGTTGGAGGAACAGAACACCACCTTGTTGGTACGACACAGGAGTGCCGTCAGGCAACTGAGGTGCTGCACCAAAACCGTAGAGAACAGGCTCTTCGTGGTAGTTGCGTGGAATACCTTCTTGCTCACGGAAAACCCGTGACCATTCATCGGTGCGTTGGTCATAAACACCATCGAAACATTCGTTCAGAATTGGTTCAACAATCGAACGAAAGTCCGTACTTCTCATTGGAGCGGCCATTTTTTACTCCTTAGATGGCGTTGATGGTTGCAACATACTGGCTGCGGCTCACTTGAACCTGAACCACGGTGTATGCGTCACCCCATGCGTTATCGACACCGGGCGACAGGTTGATGATCCGCAGATCGCCAACAGCGCTCGAACCCACCAAGCTCGTAGAGATGGTGCATTGCGACAGACCAGTGGTTGTGGAACCAGCGGAGATGTTGCTGAAATTGGCTTGATCTCCAATGGAGGTCTGAGCCAAGCTACCGTCTGCCTGAATGTCGTAAACGATGTTCGGGTCAGAGTAGTAGTAGGTCACTTGAGAACCAGTTTGGTATGCAGTGCTTGCAATCCATTGGTTGCTCACAATACGACGACCAGTTAGGTCGGTGTATTCCTGACCAGCAAAAGCACCTTGGAAGGCGCTACCAGCGGTGGCAGCAATGATGTTGCCACTGGTGTTCAGCGCTACAGGTTGGCCTTTCAAAATGCCAGTGCTGTAGGCCGAAGCAATACCGTTAGCCAGCGCGACCGCACGATCCAGACCCGTGGGGTGGAAAGAAGGACGCAAGCCAAACGGAGCATTCGTTGAAGACATAGTCTTACTCCTTTGTTTAGTTAAACAACCTACCCAGCAAAGTGCGGAGCAGGCATCGGTTTGTCAATGTCATTGAGACCTTCGCCTTCAATCTGACCGAGGCTTTTACCCCGACTATCGCGTGCCACGTTTTGCTCTGCTTGAAGTCGAATTTTGTTCGCTTCCTCAAGCGGTGCATCATGGTGAAAATGAGACATAACTGCTTGGTACAAGTCCATTTCTATTTTGTACAGCAGCATCTCATTACACGAGATATAACCTTCGTGCTCTCCAGCCTTTACACGGTTATTTCGCATCTCGGGTAACTCATCCGCTTTCACGGGAACGTACCCTAATCGAATCCGTTTATCGATGCTGTCGTAGCTGTTGGTTGTCGATAACCAGCAAACGTGCCACCCCGGCATATCTGGGACACTGGGTAAGGCGCTCTGTGTCCACTCGTCTCGAAACATCTTCAGACGTTCACTCGACGATGCCATTTTGTCTTCTGGAGCCTCACGAATGGTATCGCGACTACCGCGATTGTCGCGGTCTCCAGAATTCAAAGTCTTCTTCAAACGTGTATCCATTTTTAACTCCTTAACCGTTGTTGTTGCGTGCTTCCAAGGCGTAGCGTCGAATCATCTTCGCTCGTTTCTCGGCGTCATCCCACATACCTGCATCTTTCATGGCCCTCACCTGATCAGGTGACAAGGTAAACGAGTTACCTCTACCATTATTCGACGCAAATTCGCGGCCTGAACCTGTCACTGCACTTCTCGGTCTTGAAGGCTGGCGTTCGTTTGTGTCTCCAGTATACCTGTGGGGAATGATTCTTTGCAAGCGCTTGTCAAGCTCGACCCAATATTCCGAAGTTTTGGGGTCGTACCCCTCCTCGGCCAGTATTTGGTCTTCATTGAGCGCTCGGCGGCTGTCTGGGTCTTTCCCTTGGGGGTCATACCACGAGTTTTGGGCCATCCAAGTGGAGGCATGGCGTTGTAATTGAGGGTCTGGAGCCTGAATAGTGCGCTGATTCTGGGGTGCAACAGCGCGTTTCTTCACGTTTGCCAGTGCCTCGTGCTCTCGACGGGCCTCAAACCACATTTCCTGCGCGGAAGTCAGCAATTCACCGTCGCCATTCTTAGTGGCCTCGGCAATTTTCTGTTTTGCAAACAAAATGCGGTTTTCTTGGTTCTCAATTGCTTTGTCAAGCCGGGCAAGGTCGCTTCCATGCGACTTTCGCTCCAAAACGGACAATCTCTCTAGCAATTGCTGGTTTTGACGCTCCAAATGGGTTAATTTGACGTCTTTTTCGGTCGAAACAGCCTTGTGATACTCCTTGCGACGCAGGCGTTTGAGGCGTTTTTGCTCACGAAGAGCCTCCGCGTCCTCATCTACCGCTCCGCCAGCGACCATTTCCTGCTGTCGGGCGCGGTCGTCGGCTTCGTCGGAGCCGTGGTCGTCATTCGCCTCGGGAGAAGGAATACTCGCAGGCAGTTCGATGGTAGCCGAACCGTCTTTTTCTTCCTGAATGACTATGACTTCCTGTTCTTGGTCGGCGCTCATATAAATGCCCTCACTTCAAGAGGATTGCCAGTGATTTTGGCAATTACCTCGTGGTCGTTGAGCACCATGAACTCGACCTTTTCGTCGTCACCGTGCGGGACAAGCCAACGGTCGCCAGTCCATTTGGGCACACGCAGGTAATCACCCACGTCACACCAAATGCCTTCAACCCAAGGCTCCATCGTGTCGCGTTTTTTGAACGCCAATGGGCCAAGCGCAATGACTTTGGCAACGGGGTTTTGCGCCCGTTCTGTATCGCGTGTTTCTTCAGGCAAAAGAATTCCCGATTTTAGCTTTCGCTTGGCTTTGCGCAATTGAACAAGCACTCGCGCACCAAGGGGAATTGCACCGGGGTCTACAACAGGAAAGGCTTCCTGTAAATCAGCGGCATTACCCGCTACCGTGCTATCTGTCATCTTCATCTTCTTTCAAGAGGTGGTTAAGAATCTCAAGGGAGGATTCAAGTCCAAGGTTTTCTCCGACTAGGCGTTGGTATGCATTGAAGTCGGACGCATTTCCATGCGCCAACCCCTTTGCAATCTGTTCCTGACGCGCTTTTACAGCGCTAATAAAGTCGGAAAGTACCTTCATGCATTTGACTTGTCTACGCCCTTGGGTTGGGAGAAATTCCCGTGGTCACTATTCGCTTTTGGCATGGTGGCGCTTTTGTTCTCTTTCAGTTTTTCTCCGTCAACCCAAGCACCAGCCGCCATGCGGGTGTGCTGACGGACTTGTTCGCTCTGGATGTCTTTTTCAGTGGTAGCCATATCAATCTCCTAAGTTGCGTTGCGTGATGTTTTGCAGTTTTACAGCAGTCTGCTCCTGCTCTTGTCGTAGCTTGACCTCGTCCAAGGTCAAATCGGCAGTCTTCATTCGCTCTGTCGTGAGGTTGTCCTCGGCGTTCATTGCAATCTTGATCTGACGATCCTTGTCCTTTTGTCCCATTTCAGCTTGGAGCTTCTGCGCGTCGAAGGCAAGGCGTGCTTGGTCTTCTGCGGTGCGGCGTTGAGTCTCGGCCATAGACGCCTGCAACACAGCCTGAGCCTCGCCTTCCATTGGTGGGGGCTGTGGTTTGAACTGCTGCATGAGTTGACCAAGCTGTTCCAGTGCGGGCATGACGCCAGAGAACACTTCCTTGGAATCCAAGCTGACGTGGTCGGAGGCAACCGCAATGGCGCGGTCGATCTCTTTGGCAATCTTGCTCTCCTCGTACTTGCCGAGCTTGACGTCGCCAGCGGCCAGAACGTAGCCCTGCACCTGCTGGGTGTACCAGAGCATCATGTGCTGCTTGATGTGCTCTAAAACCTGCGGGATGTACTTGGGCGCGATGAGCCTGTTGGAGCCAAGCATCGGGTCGAGCGCGAACGTCAAGTGCGTCTGGATGTGCGCAAGGTGGTCTTGGCGTGGGTAGGCAAAGGCTGGCTTGCCCAGAGCCATTGCGCTGTTCTCGTCGGCTGCGTTCAGTTCGGCAGGCTTGCCAGAGTTGGGGATGAGTTCGTTGACGTTGGGAACCTTCAACTGCTTGAGCATTCGGCTCACCACCGCACGTTGGTCAAACATGGCAGGGAACTGAGCCGACAACTGCAACACCGACTGCATCTGGGCAACCCGTTGGGTCTCCGAGAAGATGTGCGGATCGCTGACGGGAACCACGTCGCTGTTGCGCTTGAAGTCCTCGCGCTTGATGGGTAGCTCGGCAACGATGTCGCCCTTGCGCTGCTCGTCCAAGTACCAGCGGTTGATGCGGCCAAGGATGTGGAGCACCCGACGCTGTGAATCGTGAAGCCGTGAGTGAATGGAGGAGAACACCACCGCACCCTGCTCAATCAGAGCTTGGGTCGTGCCCACGGGCATATTGGCGTTGGTGTCCGCGATCTTCTCTTCGGCGGTGGTCACCACGCCCTTGGCCTCGGTGGTCAGCCAACCCAGTAGCTGGTACAGCACAGGGGAGGGCGGATTGAACGGCATGGGCATCGCAATCTTGCGGATGTCGTCCACACCGATGCCGCCTTCGATCTCGGTCACCTGCGTGATCTCGACTTGGTCG